CAGGGTGGTGCTCCCGGTCAGGCTATCTTTGGTACTAAGTTCCCTAACGTATCAAATGAAAACCTGCAACTGTTTGATAAGGCACGAGTGCTGGCAGATGAATCTACGGGCATTCCTTCATTTTCACATGGTCAGACTGGCGTATCGGGTGTAGGACGTACTGCATCTGGCATTAGCATGCTGATGAATGCTGCTTCTGGTCAGATTAAATCTGTCGTTAAGAATATGGATGATTATCTGCTTCGTCCTATAGGTGAGGCGTTCTTTAGTTTCAATATGCAGTTTGATTTTGATACTGAGATTAAAGGTGATCTAGAAGTTAAAGCTCGTGGTACAGAAAGTCTGATGGCAAATGAAGTTCGTAGCCAAAGGCTAATGCAGTTCCTGCAAGTTGCAAGTAATCCTGTACTTGCACCATTTGCTAAATTCCCTTATATTATTCGTGAGATTGCTAAAGCAATGGATCTTGACCCAGATAAAGTTACTAATAATCTGGAAGAGGCTGCAAGGCAAGCTCAGCTAATGATGCAGAATCAACCGCCTGCACCACCAGGAGCACCCGGAGTTCCGGGAGTAGGAGTAGCCGACATGACAGGTGGTGGCGCTGGTAACATTGGCATTGGTGCAGCACCCGTTCCTGGTGAACAAGGGTTTAGTGCAGCACCCCCTCAACCACAACAACCACAAGGAATTCAGTAAATGGCAATAGTACGAGACATGAATCACTATTACAACTGTCTTAGTGATTTAGTAAATAAGAAACAAAAGTGGGACGCTTTTAATGTAGTGCTAGATAAATACACAGAGTTGCATCAAAAGAAACTGCTGCAGTCAAATGATCCTGTAGATATTTACAGAGCACAAGGTGCCATTGAAGCACTGAATAAACTCCGTTACTTAAGGGAAGAGGTAAATGGCACGAACTAAAAAACAACAAATGAAAAGGCTTTTTGAAGAAGGCGGGTTACTTCAAGAGGGCGGTGCTGTAGATCCTGTCTCTGGCAACGATGTCCCGGTAGGTTCTACAAAAGAAGAAGTGCGTGACGATATCCCAGCACAACTTAGCGAAGGTGAGTTTGTATTCCCTGCTGATGTAGTGCGGTTTATTGGTCTTGAAAAACTCATGCAAATTCGTCAAGCAGCAAAAGAAGGCTTGGCTAAGATGGAACGCATGGGACAAATGGGGAACTCAGATGAAGCAACTGAAGACGATACTGGTGAATTTGAAACTGAAATTGATGACATTATTTCAGAGATTGATTCAGAAGGCGAAGAGGTTTCCCTTGTAAAAAAGCCTGATGAGGAGCGACTTGGATTTGCTATAGGGGGTGTCGCTCCTCCTGCCCCCGTGTATGGAATGCAGAGATTTACCAAAGAAGGTGAGCCAGATAAATATGTACCAACGACAAACGATCAACTCAGACTGGCAGCACCGGAAGGATTTACAAAAACCACGGAAACTCCGGGCATGGTTGGTAAGATTGATACTGCTAAAGCTCGTCAAGAAGCTCTTGGCACTTATAAGACCAAGTACGCCCCCAAGGTCGAAGAGACTTTAGGTAGACCCTTTACAGTTGACAGTGGTTTAACTACTACTACAAAGAAAACTACTGCAGACCAAACCCAAGATTTATTTGGCGGTATGGATATTAAAGGTCAAAAGGTAGAGGCAGGTAACATCAAGTCTATGCTTGGTGAGGTAGATGATGAAGAGGGTAAAACATATACCCGTGATGAAGCTATTGCTAGAATGACTAGCCAGTTTAGGAAACAGTATGACTTCCTAAATAAAAATGCTGGATATAAATACAAACACGAAGGCGATCTTGATTCTATTTTTAAGAAGCAAGCAGAAGAATTATACGATGCCTCTGGCGGCACACTTGCAAGTATTTACGATGTAGATATCAAAGAATCTGAAGTACCCGTAGCTCAGCGTATTAGAACTGATGGCACACTTATTCAAGACAAAGATGAAGATGGTAATCCTCTAGGTACATATAGTTATCATTATGAAGTACCTGAAGGTGATGGCGTACGACGAGAAGTTGTTTCCGGCATTACGTCCGATCAAGTGACTGCTGACGGAAACTATATTGATCCTGATGCTGCTACTACTACCAAGTATATTATTAATAAGAAGACTGGTGAGCAGATTAAACTTGGTAAGTACGAAGGCGCTGTCCAAGAACAACAGGGTGGCTACACTCGCTTTGGTTATAATACTGGCGTTGAGGGTATGGCGCACTATGGTATTACTAAGGACAAGTTTGGCAATCCTATTTATTACCCTGTTTATGAGGATACATCTGACAAAGCTAAGATTGCTCAGATTGCAGGCATGGCGCTTACATTCCTCGCCCCCGGTGCAGGTACCGCATTGGGTGCAGCTTTGGGTGCTGGCGCTACCTTTGCTCCTATCATTGGTAATGCCCTGATTCAAGGAACTTTGGCTGAAGTATCTGGGGGTGATTTCCTTAAGGGCGCTGCTATTGGTGCAATTACAGGTGGCGTTCAAACTCCTGCATTTAAAGACTTTGCTGGCTCTGTAGGTGCAAGCATTCTTGGTGAAGGTGTTAAAGGAGCAGAGACATTAGGTGCAGTATTAACAAATGCATCTGTTAATGGTATTGTTGCTGCCATTACTGGTGCTGATGTTGGCAAGTCCATGCTTATTGGCGGCATTAAAGGCGGCATTGGCGCAAATTTGCAGGATATTACAAATACAGTGATTGGTGCCAACGGCACGAAGGCAATTGCTGATGCACTTAATATCAGCACAAATGAAGTACAAAACATATTTGGCAATTCACTTGTAGGCGGTGCAGTTTCTCTAGCACAAGGCAAGAGTTATTTTGAAGGGTTTACTAATACCCTAATGGCTAATGGATTAAGTTCTGCAGCAGCAGGAACTATTGCAAAAAATCTACAGGGCAAAACAGATCCTGCAACATTACAGCGTATAACCAATACCACTAAACTTGTTACAAGCCTAGCAGTACAAGCAAAACAAAAGGGGCTGGACTTTGAAACTTTACTGCAAGCACAATGGCCTAACATTGTAGCTACCTCTTTGAAAGGTATTGGCGGTAAAGGATAATTGTAGTATAATAGACATGTAACTGGCAGCGTTACATGTTCATACTCTTGCTGCCTAATATATGGCTACCTAATCCCCCCGTAAAACGGGCCACGGTTAGCCCCAACCAGAAAGGTAAAAAATGGAAGCAGTTATTGAGCCAGTAAAGGTTGCAGGTTTTATTAAGCGTTCAGCTAATAAAGAAAAAATTGAACAAGAAGAAGAAGAACTTAAAAAGATGGTTGAAGTAAATGCTGCACCACAAGAAGAGGAAGAGGCTAACGAACCTGAACCTACCGATGCAGAAGAGCGTAGTTTTAAAAAGCGGTACGGTGACCTTCGTCGCCACTCCCAAAAGAAAGAGGTAGAGCTACAGAAACAAATTGATGAACTTCGTTCTCAATTGGAAAAGTCTACTACCCAACAGATTAAACTTCCTAAGTCGGAACAAGAACTAGAGGAGTGGTCTAAAGAATACCCAGATGTTGCAAAGATTGTAGAAACAATTGCAATCAAGAAAGCATCTGAAAAGGCTATGGAACTTGAGCTGCGTATGAAGCAGATTGACGAAATGGCTGCTGAGGCAAAACGTGAAAAGGCAGAGGCAGAACTTCTGCGAATTCATCCTGACTTTACGCAGATCAGGGAACAGAACGAATTCCATGACTGGGTTGAACAACAGCCTAAGTGGGTTCAACAAGCACTTTACGACAATGAAGATGACCCAGTTTCTGCTGCACGTGCTATTGATCTGTACAAAGCAGATAAAGGAATTAGCACAAAGAAGCAATCTCGGAAAGAAGCAGACAAGGATGCTGCTAGGTCTGTTTCTACTTCTCGTCGTGGAATTGTTGATTCTGATGGCGAACCTGGAACCATTCGTGAGTCGGATGTGGAACGAATGAATCCTGCAGAATACGAAAGGCGGCAAGAAGAAATTGTGGCTGCAATTCGTAGTGGTAAATTCATTTATGACTTGACAGGCTCTGCCCGTTAGTTATAACAAGGTATGAAAACTGGGATTAGTGCCGCTAGCATTAGCCACCACTAATCCCGGTCACTGTAACGCAACATCAAAACTATCAGACTTACCTGATAATTTGATTGCCCATTACAGATTTAGGGGCACCTAAGTCTAAATGCACCAATCAAATACAGCCTCTGTAGTGGCGTGTGAGCGTATTTAATTATATGCCAAACATTCCATAGGAGGATATATCATGGCATTTCCTAAAGCCGCAGGTTACGGCAATCTACCTAACGGTAATTTTAGCCCAGTAATCTATTCCAAGCAGGTACAACTTGCTTTCCGTAAGTCTTCTGTTGTTGAAGACATCACTAACAATGACTATTTTGGCGAGATCGCCAACATGGGCGACTCTGTTAAGATCATCAAAGAACCCGAGGTTTCGGTCCAGGCTTATGCCCGTGGCACCCAGATCACGGCTCAGGATCTTGACGACGAGGATTTCACCCTTGTTGTTGATCAGGCTAACTACTTTGCATTCAAGATCGACGACATCGAAGCTGCTCACAGCCATGTGAACTTCATGTCGATGGCTTCTGATCGTGCAGCTTATCGTCTGCGTGACCAGTATGACCAGGACGTTCTTGGCTATCTGGCTGGCTTTGAGCAGTCTGCTAAGCATGGCAATCCTGACACGGCTCGTACCACGGCTCCCGGCACCAAGGCTATTGCCACTGCTGATGCCGACGAGTTGCTTGCTACGATGAAGCTCTCCCGTCCCAGCTTTGGTCAACTGACCACTGCAGGTTCTACTGGTGACTCCATCCCCCTCGCACCCCGTATGCCCGGAGCAACTGCTCTGTCTGCTACCACTGTTTCCCCTCTGCAAGTGATTGCTCGTATGGGCCGTCTGCTTGACACCCAGTTTGTGGATTCTGCTGGTCGTTGGCTGGTCGTTGACCCTGTGTTCATCGAGTTGCTCAAGGATGAAGATAGCCGTCTGCTGAACTCTGACTTTGGTGGTTCTGGCCTGCAAAATGGTCTGGTTCTGAACAACCTGCACGGTTTCCGTGTTTATGTTTCTAACAACCTGCCCAAGATTGGTACTGGTCCTGGCACTGCTGGCGCTTCTGCTCAGTCCACCAACTTTGGTGTGATGGTTGCTGGTCATGACTCGGCTGTTGCTACTGCTCAGCAGATCACCAAAACGGAAAGCTATCGTGATCCCGACAGCTTTGCTGACATTGTGCGTGGCATGCACCTCTATGGCAGAAAAATTCTGAGGCCAGAGGGCATTGTTGTAGCACGTTATAACGCTGCATAGTTGTAGTATAATAGCTTAATGGATACCCTACAGCTTAGAGAAGATCATCCGTATTTTAATGGTAGAACCTGCTCTAACTGTGGGGTATTTAAAACTACAGATTGTTTTACAAAAGAAAAAGACAGCCGTGCAAAAGATGGGATTGCGTTAAGAAGTCAATGTAAACCCTGTCGAGAGCACATTAAATGGAAGTCTTTCATTACTCGTACTTATGGTATAACTGCAGATGAGTATTACGAAATTCTAGAGCAACAAAATAATTCTTGTGCTATTTGTAATTCCACAGAAGTAAGTAATTCTAGAATTAGCAGTAATAAATTGTTTATAGATCACTGCCATGAAACGGGTAAAGTTAGGGGTCTTTTGTGTTCTAAGTGCAATCACGGTCTTGGACTTTTTAATGATGACGAAGATCTGTTACAAAAAGCTATTGACTACTTAACCAATTCTAGAAAGGATTTTTAAATGGCTACTATTACCACTCTCGCTGGCGGTGCAACCGCTGGTCGTACCGTTGGCTCGGTTCCTTACCTTGTTGACGTACTGGTTGACTTTGCTGCCGCTGCTACGGCTAAGGGTTCTGCCCTTGCCGCTGCAGACGTGATTGAGGCTCTCAGTGTTCCTGTTAACACTGTTGTCCTTAACGCAGGTCTGGAAGTGATTACCGCCCTTGGCGGTGAGTCTAGCGACACCACTTTTGACCTCGGCACTGGTGTTGATGCTGACGTGTTTGTTGATGGCTTTGACGCTGACGCCGCTGCTGCTGGTGCTTATGCCCAGAATGCTGCTGCATTCCAGCCCATCGTTGTTGGCGCTACTGCAGACACCATTGACATCACCATTGCTACCGCTACTACTGCCCCCACCTCTGGTGTGGTGCGTGTGTGGGCAGTCTTGGTAAATGTTGACGGACGTATCGGTGCTGCCGAAGTTGACCGTGACCAACTCGCCTAAGTTGTAAATGTTGTACGGGGAGAGAACTGCTTAGCGGAACTCTCCCCTTTTTCTATATAAGACTATGGCTACCTACCTCTCTCTCACAAACGAACTGTTGCGTCGAATCAATGAAGTTCAGATTGATGAGACAGATTTTCCAGGTGCTAGAAATATCCAAGCCTTGGCTAAGGATGCAATTAATGCAGCTATCCGTGAGATCCTGCATTCAGCCCAAGAGTGGCCCTTTGCAATCCAAACAGAGATTCAAACCTGTACCTCCGGTACTCAAGAATACGCATTCCCAGCAGACATGTCGAGTGTAGACTGGGATTCCTTTTTTATTAAAAAGAATACATCTTTAAATAACGTACCCTCAAAACTTAAAGTGTTAACTTTTGATGAGTACACAACTAGATATCGTTCACAAGATGAAGGAGCAGGGGCAACTGGATACACTGCTCCTGTTTTTGTTTATCAGACACAAGAAACTAAGTTTGGGCTAAGTCCTATTCCTAACGGTGCTTATGAGATTGAGTATAAGTACTGGCAGTTTCCTTCTGATCTTTCTGCATCTACCGATGCCCCAATTATCCCTGAGAGATTTAAGCATGTAATTATGGACGGGGCAATGGCGTATCTGATGCACTTTAGATCTAATGAACAAAGTGCTGTTTTACATCGTGATAAGTTTGATCAGGGTATTAGAATGATGCGTAGGATTCTTATGGATGATCCTATTGATGTCCGTTCTACCTATGTAATTAATCCTATTTACTTTCCTAGAATTATTTAATGGCTGATAGAATAAATGGATTTAAGGTAAACTGTATTGGTGGTCTTAACACCAACAGGGACCTTTTGTCTCAGCCAGTAAATGCACCGGGATCAGCAACACAGTTAGTAAACTACGAGCCATCAATTACTGGTGGTTATCGTAGACTTAGTGGTTTTTCTAATGACTATGGTACAGTAACAGGTACGGGTAAGGTATTGGGTGTTTGTGTTGCTGAAGGATTAAATGATGGAATATTTGCTTGTCGTGCTCCTAGCGCTGGTACTAACTACTTTTACAAATGGGTAGATTCTACTTCTAGTTGGACTGCTGTAACTACCCCTGGCACCATTAGTATGATAGGTGTTAAAAAGATTAGATTTAGCAAGTTTAACTGGGGTGCTAAAAAGATCTGTTTGACTGATGGGGTAAACCCTGCTGCCATTTATGATGGCACTACGTATACTCAGATTACACATGCAAATGCTCCTACCGATCCTAAGTATTCAGACCCATTTAAGAATCATTTGTTTTTAGCAGGAGATCCTGCAGAACCTTTTAACCTGTACTTCTCATCTCCTTTGGATGAGACAGACTTTAATCCTGCTAATGGTGCAGGGGTTATCAATGTTGGTTTTGAGATTGTAGCTATTCGGCAGTTCCGAGATTCTTTGTATATCTTTGGTAAGAACTCAATCAAGAAACTTGACGGAACTAACATTGCTAACTTTGTTGTAAGTGAAGTAACAAATAATCTTGGGTGTATTGTACCCGACAGTGTAATTGAGATTGGTGGTAACTTGCTGTTCTTAGGGCCTGATGGATTCCGTCCCGTTGCCGGTACTGCAAAAATTGGTGACGTAGAACTTGAGACAATCTCAAAGCAGATTCAGTTTACTACCAACGCACTGTTGCTTGACCTTGTTGCAGAAGACATTGATGTTGAAACTCTGACATCTGTGGTTGTTAGGAAGAAATCTCAGTTTAGATTCTTTATTCCTAACGAAGGTTCATTTGGTATTCTTGGTGGACTTCGTTTGTCAGAAGGTGGAATTTCATTTGAATTTAGCCAGATTTTTGGTATACCTGCAACTTGTGCTGACAGTGGTTACATTGGCAGTGATGAGTTTGTAATTCATGGAGATGCTACTGGTAAAGTACACAGACAAGAGTCTGGTACAAGTTTTAATACCGCAGAGATCCTGAGTGTTTATCAAACCCCGTTTTATTACTTTGATGATCCCACAGTACGAAAAAACTTTTATAACATTACAAACTTTTTAAGAAGTGAAGGTGGGACTTCTATTGTTTTTTCTGTAGTCTACGATTTTGATGATACAGTAAATG